AGGCCATGGCGGCGCAGCGGTTCGTTGCGGACTCGTTGTCGTCGATGCCTGCGGCAACACAGCGGGCGTCTGCCGCGTACTCGAATCTGCGGGACACGTTCCACGAGTTCTCTGACAGCAACGCGAAGTTCACGATGGCTCCGGTCGAGAAGAGCTTCGCGGTGCTTGGGCAGATCATTCCGAAGCTCACCCCGATGGCTCGTGGTGCGTCGACGCAGTTGGGCCGGCTGGTGACCGTTGCCGGGGGCGCGGTCAACACGTCCGGGTTCAACGCGCTGTCGTCGAAGGTGTCGGACTTCGCGAACAAGAGCCTGAAGAACGCCACGGACGGTGCGATCCACTTCATGCGGGTCATGTCGGAGGGGAAATCCTCCGGTCCGATCGCGTCGTTCTTCGCCTATGCCAAAGCGCAGGGACCGGCGGTCAAGGAACTGCTGACGAACGTGACCAAGGCTGTCAGCAACCTGCTTCAGGGCGCGTCGCAGGCGGGCCCGGGGATGCTGTCGTTGGTCAACGCGTTCGCGAAGCTGGTCGCGGCGGTGCCTCCGTCGCTGATCGCCAACTTGATGCAGGTGTACGCGGCGTTCAAGTTGATCAAGTTGGCGGGTGCGGGGATCGGCGTGGCAGCGGAGGGCATCGCCTCCCTCCGGACGGCTATCACGGGGCTGACTGCCGCGTCGGCTGCGGCGGGCGGCGGGATGGCGGGTCTGCGGGCCGCGTTCATGTCGCTGGGAACTGCGGCGAAGGCGGGCGTGATCGTGGCGGGGATCGCTGCGGTCGCGGTGGTGTTCTCGAAGCTGTCGGACATGGGGAAGAAGGCCCCTCCGGACGTCGACCGGATGACGACGGCGCTGGGCAACCTAGGCAATACGGGCAAGGTGTCCGGGGAGGCGCTGCGCTCGTACGGCAAGGATCTGGGAGGCCTGGCAGACAGCCTGCGCACCCTGTCCCGGCCGTCGAACTTGGACAAGACCCAGCAGTTCCTCACCTCGCTCGTCGGCATGGACTCGACGCCGGTGAAGGAAGCCAAAACCAACCTGGACGCGGTCGACAAGTCGCTTGCGAACATGGTCAAGGGCGGCAAGGCGGACATGGCGAAGGCCGCGTTCGACGACATCGCGAAGGCCATGCAGAAGCAGGGCCTCAGCTCGAAGGAGCTGCGGTCCAAGCTCGACGACTACAAGAGCGCCTTGGCGGACCAGGCCCTCGAAGCGAAGCTCACCGCGCAGTCGCAGGGCCTGTTCGGGCAGGCGGCGCAGGACACGGCCGCGAAGCTGGACTCGCAGAAAGCATCGGCCGACGGGCTGCGCGGCGCGATCCAGGCCCTCAACGATGTCCAGCGCCAGGGCCTCGGCGGGATGATCGGTTTCGAGTCGGCGATCGACGCGGCATCAAAGGCCGCGAAGGACAACGCCGGCGCGCTCAGCATGAATCACGGGGTCCTCGACCTCAACAGCGAGAAGGCCCGCAACGCGGCCAGCGCCCTACAAGACCTCGCGGACAAGACCGACGGCGCGGCCACCTCCGCGCGGGAGTCGGGCTCGTCGTGGGAGACGGTCAACGGGATCTATTCCAGGGGCCGGTCCGAGCTGGTCAAGTCGGCGCGGGCCATGGGCTTGACCAAGGCGGAGGCTGGCCAGCTCGCCGACCAGATCCTGCGGATCCCGGACAAGAAGTCGACGAAGCTGGAGATGCGGACCGAGGATGCCGTGAGCGGCCTCGACTCGGTGCTGTCCGCGTTGAAGAAGACTCCGAACGCGAAGAGCGTCAAGGTCAGCGCGCTCACCGATGATGCGGTGTCGATGCTGCGCAGCTTGGGGCTGAAGGTCACCCGCCTGCCAGACGGCCGGTTCACGGTCACCGCGAACGGGAAGCCCGCGAAGTCCGCGATCGACGCGGTGCAGCGGGCCCGTGACGGCCTGAAGGACAAGACGATCACCCTGAGCGCGCGGGACCGGGCCAGTGCCGCGGCACACGCGATCCAGGCGGCAATCAACGCGCTGCGGTCGAAGACGGTCACGATCACGACGGTGCGGGAGCAGATCTCCAAGTACTCCACCATCGGGCGGCCCGCGCAGGGCCAGGGCGGGGTGTCGAAGTTCGCGACCGGCGGCCACATCACGGGCGGCTCCGGGGTCGAGGACGATGTGCCGCTGCTGGCGATGGGCGGGGAGTTCATCGTCAACAAGCGGCAGACGGCCAAGTACCGCTCCATGCTGGAGGCGATCAACGAGGACAGGGTGCCGCACTTCGCGAAGGGCGGCGTCACCGCGGCGGAGAAGAGCGCCCGCGCCGGGCTGTCCGGGCAGTTCGGGATCTCCCACTTCGGCCGGATGGCCGGATACTCGACCACCCCGTTCGAACGGTCCCTCGGAAGCCCCGCAGATCTGGGCAGCCTGACGCAAGCGCTGAACGATGCCGCGAGCCAGATCAGGGCAGCTTTCCATGGCCGCACCGAGGCCCGGTTGGAGAAGGAACTCGACTCCGTCGGGAAGTCTTTGATCCGGTACGACAAGCAGCTGTACAGCGTCACCCGCAGCCTCGACGGCGCGAAGACCAAATTGGACGGGCTGAAGAACAGTGCGTCGCAACTGTCCGACTCGGTGAAGTCGAACGTCCTGTCGTCGTCGAGCATCACCCAGGGCGTCTCTTCCGGGAGCACCGTCACGGTTGCCTCTCTCATGGGCGGGCTGACCCAGTCTCGGGACAAGGCCAGCGCGTTCGCGGACGCGCTGAAGGGCTTGAAGGGCAAGGGCCTCGACAAGGGGCTGCTCCAGCAGATCGCCGAGGCCGGTGTCAACGGCGGCGGCCTGGAGACCGCGGGCGCGCTGCTCGGGGCTTCGGGGTCGGAGATCTCGTCGATCAACAGCCTTCAGGGGCAGATCGCGAAGGCCGCAGGGTCTGCGGGGAAGACGACCGCGGACGCGGTGTACGGGGCTGCGATCAAGGCGCAGCAGAAACTCGTCAACTCGCTGACCAAGCAGCAGGACAAGTTGGAAAAAGCCATGAGCAACCTCGCGAAGGTCATGGAACGGGCCCTCGCGAAGGCAGCCAAGGGCAAAGCTGCGGGCGGCATCGTCGGCGCCGCGGCGTCGGGTGGCCTGCGCGGCGGGTTGACGTGGGTGGGCGAGCACGAACCCGAGCTCCTCGATCTCCCGGTCGGCTCCCGCGTGTGGTCGGGACCGGACTCGCGCCGCATGGCTGGCGGAGGTGGTGGCGTGGTGCGGGTGGAGTTGGAGATCCGCTCCAGCGGCTCGTCCCGTTACGACGAGTTCTTGGCCCGGGAGTTGCGTGAGTTCGTCCGCGTCCGCGGCGGCAACGTTCAGGTCGCCCTGATGGGGCGCCCGGCATGAGGGAGTGATCAAGATCCATCGGTACCGCGTTTTCAACGGCCCTATGCCGACCACTGCTGCACAGCAGAAAGTCACCACCGGCACGGCGATCAAGACCATGCTTCAGATCGCGACCCCGAGCACCAGGCAGATCCAGCTCATCTCGTGGGGGTTCACCCTCGACGGGGTGCCCGGGTCGGCTGGGCAGGTCGAACTGATTCAGACCGACGTCGCCGCGACCGTGACGGCGCACGTTGCGAGCGGCATCCAGCCGCTGGACCCGAACGCCCCAGCGTCCCTGTGCGTCGGCGGGACTGCCCTCACCGGCTACACGGCGACCGTCGAGAACACCACGACGGCGTCGCGGACCTTCGACGCGAACCTCGTGCCGCCCACGGCGGGGGCCACGGACATCAACTACGTCTACCAGTGGATGCCGGACGAGCGGCCGATCGTCGCGATCTCCAAGTTCCTGCGGGTACGCGCGACGTTCGGTGCAGCAGTAAATATGACGTGCTGGATTTGTTTTGATGAGTAGGTGACTGATGCCAGGGAGTGTTGCCGCCCGGTCGATGGCCTGGCAGCGCCGCATGGGCGGCGCTGCGGGTCCCCTCGGCGCGTCCGGGGAAGCCTCCACCGGGGCCCCGGTGACGGTAGAGCTCTTCGTCAACGGCACCT